TTTACGATACAGATGCGCAAAGCCCTTGTGCAACAATGAAAGATGTTGCGATTAAAAAAATACGAGGAGGCACACAAGATAGTCTTTTAATTTGTGATGCTGACCACGGCGCCCGAACAACCCACACATTAACCTACAAAGACGATACCCTAAGTGCTAAAAAGATAAAAGCAGATGAAATAATCGCTTCAGGACAATATTTGACCAATTTGCCTCCTGATAAGTTTTCCGATTGTATTACTGCTAATTTTTTAAATTACAATTATGGCTTACACAACGTGAGAGGTAACTTGCAAGTTAAAGTATCGGATGGTCTTTTATGTGACGAAGATGGAGTTAGCTTAAATATAGCACCACATGTGGCGCTTTCACTAAAATCGAACAAATTAGTAATAGATCCTGCCGCTTCTGAGCCCATAAACAGAAGCGGACAAAATCTTAGTGATACTGATTTATTGATTGTGTCGGATGTATCACAAAAAACCATCAACAACACAACATTAGACAATTTATATGCAAATTATATTAGCCGCAAGGTCCCACATGCAGTGGGTAGTGTTGGCGACATACAATTCAAAGGTAAGCAAGAGTTTGCCTCTAATTCTTCATTGAATTATGATGCAAGCACAAACACACTTAACGTCCAAGGTAGGCTAAAATCAACCGTTGTTTCATCTAAACATAGATTAGGTTGTGAAGGTGCTGTTTATCACAATATTACAAAAATTGTTGACAAACAATATAATGTTAGTGAAACTGATTATACAATTATTTGTGATGCATCAAAAAACAAGATTAATATTAAATTACCGCCGGCTCAAAATAACCATGGAAGAGTTATAATTGTTAAAAAAGCTAATTCAGACAAATATAAGCTAAATTCTAACCAAATAACGATAACATGTGATGAAGGACAGATAGATATTAACGCATTTTGCGAGATTAAAATGAATTATTCCTCAAGAACTTTCCAATCTGATGGAGAAAATTGGTGGATTATTGGAACTAAGGGTAGTTGATCTATAATTAATAAGAACGGAGAACCCAACTAATGGCTTACAATAGCGACAAAGGCAAACAACACAGCGGAGACGTTTTATATGAAAGCGATCCTACCGACACACAACTAGATTTTGAAAACGATTTCATTGCACTAAAAACAAACGGACAACGCAGGTTTATAGTATCAGGATCTTTTATTACAGCATCTGTATCACTATCTTGTTCTGTAGCAGCTTCTGCTTCTGCTTTTCATACAACAGATACAGTTATCGACAAAAAACACGTTTCAAGCTCGCTTAATATTTCGGGTTCTAAATTTTATGGAGATTTCGTTGGTGATGGATCACTTATAACAGGCATTCCAGCCGGCTCAGTTGGCGCTGCAGGAGACAATACAGAAGTTCAATACAATGATGGTGGCACCATGGGCGCCTCTTCCACGTTCACATTTAATGGCTCATCCCTTTCGGTTCCAAGTATCACGGTGAGCGCAAACAGCACGTTGGGAACCAACGTAGATACTACTAATATTCGTTCTCAAACAATCACTCTCGCAAATCTTCAAGCTGGAACAAGCGATACAGTATTAGTCTATAACGCTGCAGGTAGCAGTATCCAATCGGATGAAATCGATTCTCGCGTGTGGGGCAGTTCTCTGGTAGATGTTTCAGGCACACCAGTCGCAAATCAAATAACCACATGGAGCGATGCAAACACTGTCTTAGGTTCATCAACTTTAACTTACGAACCCAACACTAAATTAATAGTTTCAGGAGCTATTTCTGCTTCATTGGCTGTGAGCGGCACAGCATTCCACACAGTTGACACAGTTGTTGATACAAAACACGTTTCAAGCTCGCTTAATATTTCGGGTTCTAAATTTTATGGAGATTTCGTTGGCGATGGATCTCGCATAACAGGCATTCCTGCTGGTTCTATTACTGCCGGCGGCTCTGACACACAAATTCAATTTAATGATGGCGACAGTTTTAATGGAAGCGGAAAACTTGTGTGGACTGGTGCTGGAATTGAAATTGAATCTACAAGTGGAGATGTATTGTCGACATCGAATACAGGCTTGTTGATAAATGGCGATGGCATGCCATCGCACGATCTTCGAATGAGAACGAATCTCAAAGATCACGCCCTTTTTGTTGAATCTGACGCTCAGTATGTGCACCTTTTGGCAGACAACGCAACACCAGCCGGCGGCTTAGGTGTGGATATGGCTCTCTTTGTTTCTGGAGCGGTAGGCTCTATAGGTAGAAACAAGAGGGGAGTCGCTGTTTTCGGCGGAGATATGGTGGTCTCTGGAACATTGTCGGCATCTGTAAATATTTCCGGTTCTAAATTCTATGGCGACGGAAGCACACTTAGCGGCATCGGGACAATGTCCAGCTTTTCAATGGCGGCTGACGAAGGTTCGTCCCAAACTATAACCAATGGAAACACTCTCTCAGTTCTTGGTGGTCTTGGGGTAACCACAGCCGTTAGTGCCACTGACATAGTTACTGTAAACATAGACTATGCCGGCGCCGATAATTTTATAGAAGTCCACACTGGAACCGGCACCCCCGCCGGCGGAGATAAAATACTTTTCAGCGATGTTGACGATAGCGATAATATAAAGAAATGCACAATTGCAGATCTTCCATTTGCCGCCGGAACAATGTCTAGCTTTACGTTGGCTGGTGATGGCGGATCTTCGCAGACAATCTCTGACGGAAATACTGTGACGATCGCAGGTGGAACAGGGCTGACCTCGAATGCGGGTGCCACCGATACAATTACGATTGACTTGGATAACACCGCAGTTACTGCTGATAGCTATACCAATGCAAACATAACCGTTGATTCTCAAGGTAGAATAACTGCGGCCTCTAATGGCCCATCTCCAGCAGTTACAACATATACAGGCGATACAGATAATTTTGTTTTAACTTCTAATGGAGCAGGTTCGATTAATGGCGAAACTAATTTAAGGTTCGATGGCACCCGATTAGATGTGAGAGGAGCTTCAAGCACACTAGTTGTAACAGGTAATGTTCAAATTGGCGAAAAGGTTGATGCTAATATCAAATTACATGTTAGTGGTGCTGATAACAGCGTATTGGCACTCTTCCAGAGCGATACTGGCAAAAACATTTTGGGTATTACTGGCTCGGGTCAAACTACTCTCGGCGGTGGCCCTGCTCCAAACTTACATTTAGGTGGGATATTTAACATTAGCGGCTCAGATGAAGATATATACATGTCAGTTAAAAGTGATTCGAATGACCCCGTCATGCAAATTTCCAACGAACACTTGTCATGCTCGGTGAACATTTCTGGTTCAATGTTTTTCGGTGACGGTAGCCGTCTTTCTAATTTACCAACACCACCTCCCGCTGGCTCAGCACACGAGATTCAGTTTAATAACGGCGTTAGTTTTGCAGGCAATAGTGCCCTTACGTTTAATTCTAGCACAACGATATTTGAAGTAGAATCAGTTAATGGTGATATAATCAAAACAAGCGGAACAGGACTGCTCATAAACAACGCAGCCCACGCAGATCACGATCTTCAAATGAAGACTCCGACAAAAACACATGCATTGTTTATTGATGCTGGTAGTGATTATGTGCACGTCTTGGCTGACTCTGCAACACCACCGGGAGCCGGCGTCGACACCGCTTTTTATGTATCCGGTACCATCGGTTCAAGGGGAACTTCTCGTAGAGGAACATCTGTCTTTGCCGGCGATTTGGTGGTCTCCGGTAACTTTGAGGTGGTCGGCACTGTTGCAGGCTCTACAACTCATATTACTCATCACGGATGGAACGATGGCGGAACACAAAATGCAGTTCGCTGGATTCCTTTTACTGGCGAAGAGGAAAAAGCATTTACGAATGTAGATGAAAGTAATTCGACCATCATGCCGTATGATGGTAAATTAGCAAAAGCTATATTACGAGTTAAAAATTCTATAGGCGCCGCTGAAGTGCCGATTGCGATTTATAAAGGAGCTATCGGAACAGTATCTCCAGATGAAATGGACACTGCTGGTGTGCTATTGGAGGCTGTTACTGGCAGTATCGCATCTGGTGATAATCGAACAGTAAGTTATACTTTTACCAATGCGTCACATTTTAGTGCTGGTGAGCTTGTTGGTGTTACTGTAGACACAACAGGCCCAGGTCCTAGTGCTGGTCCTGCACCCGGAGATTGTCACATGACATTGGTTTGGGAATTAGAGAAGCCTGTCTAATAAATTCCGACACTCAAAAAATGGACTTTTGTGAGTCTTGACACTATTTATTTTGAACAAATCCCACTTTAGGAGAAGATTTTTATGTCAAGCTTATTAAAAGAAGCTATCATCGATGCTCAAGCATTAAAAGAGGCAGCATTAAAGAATGCTGAATCGACAATCATTGATAAATATTCGGAAGAAGTTAAGCAAATGGTTGAAAATATTTTAGAGCAAGAAGAAGCTCCTTTAATTGACGAACCCGATCTCGAAATGGCGCCAGAGCCAGAGTTAGGCATGGAAGATCCAATGGGCGAAACATCGACCGAAGAGGTGACTGATGATACGATCCCGCTCGCAAGCACTAACGATCTTGCTGAGCAAGAAGGCGCCGGCTTGGAAAACACTCCAGAAGAATCAGAAAAGGTTGAATTTGATATTGACTTGGGAATACTTGAAGAAGCAATTCAAGCATTAGACAAAGAATTAAGTGAAGATGCAGAAATTGAAGACATTGATGAAGATATTGAAATCAACCTTCAAACACTCGATGAAGTCGACGATGAAGAATTAGAACTTAATGTTAAAAATCCATCGTATATGCAAGAAGAAAACGAAGAACTTGAAGAAGAATCAGATCAAGATGCACTCGTCGATGCAATCATGGAAAAACTTACCGTTGATATGGGTGCAGATCTTGCCGGATGGGCCGGCCGCTCCTCTGGTGACATGAAGCGCCAAATAGAAAAAGAGATGGCTCACCGCCGCTCTACAGAAGTAGAAGAAGAAATGGATGCTTTAAAGAAAGCCCAAGAAGAACTTGTTTTTGAAAACAAACAACTTACAAAGAAATTACAAAACTATACAAATGTAGTCGAGAATTTGAAAGAAAATTTACAAAGCGTAAACCTTTCAAATGCGCGACTACTTTACACTAACCGTGTTCTTAGAAATACCTCCCTGAATGAGCGACAAAAACAAAAGATTGTCGAAGCGATTTCTGGCGCGGAAACCGTAACAGAAGCGAAAACTATTTTCGAAACCCTTCAAAGCACAGTGCAGGCAACTCCCAACAAGAGTCGCCCAGAATCGCTGAGCGAAGCCATTGGAAGTAAAAGAACCTCTGTTATACGTGCTACCCGCAAGGAAAGCACACCCTCTGACCCTCTCTCTGAGAGGATGAAGAGACTAGCTGGTATCAAATGATACAAATACAATTAACAGGAGGTATTTAAAAAATGGCTGGTATTATTGAAAGATTGACCGAAGGTGTTGTCAATCGCGATATGCGCGCCGAGGGACACGCTCTTCTCACCAAGTGGGAAAGAACAGGTCTTCTTGAGGGTCTTAATTCGGATCGTCAAAAGGGTTCCATGGCACGTTTGCTTGAAAATCAAGCAAAAGAATTACTACGTGAGAGCAGCAGTATGTCTGCAGGTGATGTTGAAGGTTTCGCCGCCGTCGCATTCCCCATTGTTCGTCGCGTTTTTGCAGGCTTGATCGCAAACGATCTTGTTTCTGTGCAACCAATGAGTCTCCCAAGTGGTCTCATTTTCTTCCTTGACTTTAAGTTCTCGGCAGATCTTGGCGGTTCTGAAGATTCTGCTGTCGGCAGAGGCGGTAACACTTATGATAAGTCCATTTATGGTACAGATCAGGTCGGTAAGCAAATTACTGGTGGTGTGGATCTTCTAAACTCACTTAAAGGTGACCTCGGAGGTCCTCGCACTGTTGGTGCTCGCGGTTATGCGTATTCGTCACCCACAGGCTCCTCCGCAGTTACTTCTTCTGCATGGCAGTTGTCATCGTTCTCGCTGACTGGCGCAACTGTTGCCCAAAAGAAGTCAATCGATTGGGATCCGGATCTTATTTCTCTCAGTTCTTCTGGGGATTCGAACTGGATTGTGCGCGTCGATGTAGCACAATCTGCCTTGGATTCAGATTTGGACTATGACAATCTCGGTGCCCTTTCATGTTCGCTTGAAAACTTGGGTGCCGGTGTTGACAGAGCCCTCACTGCAACTAACACAACACAACTTAGAAGGTTGACCAAAATCACTGGTTCTCGTGGTAACAACGTTCAATTGTATTTCCACACTTCGATTAGTGGTGATGCTCTTTCAATTGAAGCTGGTGGCAACGTTAACCTTAGCGCAAGCTTCCCGGTTGCTGATACGTGGACCGAAGGCGGCGCAACTGGTGCTGTTGTCGGAACGGCTGAATGGGGACTTGAAGGTTCTGCAGAGATCCCAGAGATCGACATCAAGGTAGACAGTATTGCTGTTACTGCTCAAACCAAGAAGCTCAAGGCTAAGTGGACTCCGGAGTTAGGTCAAGACCTTAACGCCTACCACAACCTTGATGCAGAGGTTGAGTTGACAAGCATCCTTTCTGAGCAAATTGCTCTTGAAATCGATCGTGAGATTCTCGCTGACCTTGTGGGCGGTGCTACTGCTGCTACCTACTACTGGTCTCGTTCTCCGGGCTTGTTCCTTGATCAAACAACTGGCGTTGAAGTTGGTGCAGGCGCTCGCGCCCCAGACTTCACCGGTACAGTTTCTGAGTGGTATGAGACTCTTGTTGAAACTATCAACGATGTCTCTGCACAAATTCACCGCAAGACTCTTCGTGGTGGTGCTAACTTCATCGTCTGCGGACCTGAAGTTGCCAACATCCTTGAGTTCACCGCTGGATTCCGTGCTTCTGTCACTCATGATGACGAAACCGGCTCCGTTGGTGCTGTGAGTGTTGGATCACTGAGCAAGAAGTTCGACGTTATCGTTGATCCTTACTTCCTCCGCAACGTGGTTCTCGTTGGTCGTCGCGGATCTTCTTTCCTTGAAAGCGGATACGTATACTCGCCATATGTCCCACTGCAAACTACACCCACAATCTTCGGACCAGAAGACTTCGTGCCCCGCAAGGGAGTCATGACGCGCTACGCTAAAAAGATGGTGCGCCCTGATATGTACGGTCTTGTGGTAATCCGCGGAATGAGCGGTGAGTCCGGTAGTTCCTGATAAATAAATCAGTTACACTGACCAAATAAAAAGCCTCCCTGTTTACAGGGGGGCTTTTTTGTTTTATAACAAAAACTTGAAAATGTTGATCCCTTAAATTTTTTCGCCGGTAAATTTTTGAGATTTTTCGTTTTGTGATTCAACAGACGGAGCGTGCTTTTAGTTTTATGTAGCACTATTTATAATAGTTCAACCATCTTAAGGAGATATTAAAATGAACCCAAGAAAACGCAAATTTTTAAAAATTAAAGCACAACAAGCAGCTGCTGCACCCACTCCATCGCCTAAAGTTGCTCCGGTTGTTGAAGAAGTTGCCCCAAAGGCACCTTCCAAGGTTGCAAAAAAGGCACCCAAAGCCAAATCAACAAAAAAAACCAAAAGCAAAGAATAAGTAAGCTCTTCAAAGCATAATTACAACAAGGAGGGTATAGTGTGCCCACTAATTTAAATCCGCTCGCTACAACAAGCGCCATAGTTTTAACATCTACCGGAAGTACCGACTTAGTAACTGGTTCACTTCCTTTTGGCGTATATAATAGTTCGGTTCAATTTATTAGCGGCGCCTCCTCACAAGTTGCTTATGTGTATAAGAAGCTGGGTGGTGATGTAGTCGATGTTGAATTGACGCCGGCCAATGTTTATGCTGCATATGAAGAGGCGGTTTTAC